TGTTAGTCAACCTTTCTTTGAGCGCTTTAATCCATGGGAATTGTTCCTTAATGATCCACGTGTTGCCGAAAAAATCGCCAATTTTGAGCTTTACAGAAGCCAATTACACGTTAAGATTATTATTTCTGGAACTGGTTTTCATTACGGTAGGAGTTTAGTCTCTTATAATCCGTATTATGGATTTGATGACTTGACGGTCGAACGCAATTTCTTATCGGTCGACTTGATTGGTGCATCACAAAAGCCACATATTTTCCTGAACCCAACAAACAACTCAGGAGGTCAATTAGATTTACCATTCTTTTGGCCAAAGAACTACATATCTCTCAGTGAAACTGATAAGAGTGACATGGGTGAAATGACTATTAAGTCAATGCAACCTTTGCAACACTCTAATGAAGGAGATGATCCCGTAACTATCACTGTATACGCTTGGGCGTCTAACGTTGTGCTAACCATGCCAACGTCACAGACTACCCTTACTGCGGCTAACTATACACCGCAAGCAGGTATGATGAATTCGGGAGACGAATACGGAACGGGCATTGTGTCCGGTCCCGCTTCGGCAGTAGCACACGCTGCTGGACAATTAAAAAGTGTTCCAGCAATCGCTCCATATGCGCGTGCAACTGAGATGGTAGCAAAAGGTGTTGGGTCCTTAGCTACTCACTGGGGTTATTCTCGGCCCCCAATAGTCACAGATATCGTACAGCAAAAGCCTACACCCACAGGCAATATGTCCAATACGGACGCCGCTGATGCTGTTATGAAATTATCTTTAGACTCAAAACAAGAACTCACAATTGATTCAAGAACCGTCGGTCTAGACGGAGAAGATCAAATGGATATCTCTCGATTTTGTCAGAGGGAATCTTATTTAACACAGTTCACGATGAATACCGTGCAGGGCCCAGATGCCTTGTTATGGAACACACGCGTCACACCCTTATTGTTCGGGGTTAATAACGATGAGATTCATCCGACACCAATGGCTCACATGTCAACGGTGTTCGAGAAATGGCAAGGTTCTATCAAGTATAGATTCCAAGCTGTTAAATCAAACTTTCACAAGGGAAAGATCTTACTAAGGTGGGATCCGCGAGCTAACGATTCAAATATCCAATATAATACTGTTTACAGTAGGGTAATCGATCTCGCTGAATGTGATGACTTCGAAATATGTGTGGGATGGGGCCAATCAGCTCCATTTTTAACTTGTGGTAATATGAATACCACAGAAACGTTTTATAGTAGTTCGAGCAGACTACTTAATAACACAAACGGACAATATAATGGGGTACTAGAAGTTGCTGTCGTGAACAGTCTCGTATCCCCATCTATTGATTCACCAATTCAATTCAACGTCTTTGTTTCGGCATGTGACGATTTGAAATTTGGAGAGGTATCTATCGATAAGATGAAACAATATGGCCTTTGGGCCACAGCACCGTCAGCTCTACGCTATGAACCCCAATCGGGTATTGTAGATGGAGCGGCGATTGCTGGAACTTCGGAAGGAGCCACAGATGCTCCAACCAACCCTGATCCTATTGCTCCCATTGCAAAAACCTCCGCAGTGATGGATCAGACCATGAATGTCTTCTTCGGTGAGGCTCCCAAGTCAATTAGGGAGCTTAATCGGAGGTACGTCTTACATCGAACGGACGTGCGTGCTTCATCTACAACTTTTAATACAAAGTTGTTGAAGATCCGAGACAAAGGCCTTGGCTTATGGCCTGGATGGGACCCTGAAGGGGTCGACACGGTGGATGGAAATCCGTGTAATATCACCATTCCAACATTTGCCCAGTGGTTTAGTCCTTGCTATTCAGGATGGCGAGGCAGTACTCGGACAAAGTATTTGTTCGGTGGAAACACCGACACTAGTCCAATCGTCTCTCGAATTGGCTATTCTAGTGATCCGCGATATGCAGAATCTACTTCTGCACTAGCGGATCCATTGAATGCTACTAAGAGATTGACGTATGCAAATGGCCATTTGACGGCTGGCGGATCAGCCACCACAAACATCGGAATTAACAACACAATTGAAGTCGAAGTACCATATTACAATGGTATACGCTTTTCACCCGCAAGGATGCCTCGTGCATCATTTGCTAATGGGTGTCATTCGGCTCAAGTTGATACCATTTTGTATAATCCAAATTTGGCAACTCCTGAATTGCCAGCTACTCAAGCAACCATTAGATCATGGAAGTCTGTGGGAGAAGATTTTACTTTCTTCTTTTTCACAGGTTGTCCAATCATTTACCGCAATGAGATCGTGATTCCAGCGTAGTAAATAACCCAGCTCATGGGTTAAAAAATATAAATGAGCTTATAAAGGGGCGCCTTTTATTTATACGTAAACAAACCCTGCTCTTGGGTTTTAAAATTTTTAGAGCGTTAGTCTACCCTGTGCCGGGTAGAGCGGCTTCTTTTTATAGAAGTCGTTGCAAGGAGAGAAATCTCTGCAGTTATGATATATTATATCGATAGTTTATACACTGCAGGGTTCGCCTCGCAGTAATTTTATGTCGGTTACAATTTTCATCAATTGCACTTGCACATTGTACATATGTCACACGGGTTAAACTATTCCCTTGTGTAAATTCTATATGTACTAGTTGTAGGTCATTTACGCAAAAAAAAAAAA